TCCATTTGCTCGTGAGAACTTTCATTCTATGCGGTATGTCCAGTTTATGGGTGCTAAATGGAAAATTACCAATGTTGAGGTTCAGTATCCTAGACTGATTTTAACGGTAGGAGGTGTGTATAATGGGCAACAGGCGTATGAAACTTCATGACATGTTATGTGAGATTCTTTCCTGCCCCGTTAAGGGCGAGAATTGTAGAGCCTACTTCCAACCACCTGCTTCTGTGCAAATGAAATACCCCGCCATTGTTTACGGTCTTAACGATGTTGAGAATACGTTTGCAAATGACGGGGTTTATTTATCGGTAAAAAATTATTCGGTAACTGTTATCGATAAAGACCCAGACAGTGAACTTGTCGATAAGGTGTTATTGATTCCGACATGCCGATTTGATCGGTCGTACAAAAAAGACAACTTAAATCACTATGTATTTGAAATATTCTTTTAAGGAGGAACAAAAATATGAGTAAAAAACTTGTTTGGGATAAAACAGGTGAACGCCTCTATGAAACCGGTGTAAGTCAGGGCGTTCTTTATCCGATTCAGACCGGAGGTGTTTATACCAAAGGTGTTGCATGGAACGGTTTGAGCAGCGTAACCGAAAGCCCTTCCGGAGCAGAGGCTTCACCCGTTTATGCAGATAACATTAAGTATCTTAACCTGATGTCCGCAGAGGAATTTGGCGGAACCATCGAAGCCTACATGGCTCCCGATGAGTTTGCGGAATGTGATGGTTCTGTGGAAGTTGCTCCCGGCGTTTATGCTGGTCAGCAGAGTCGTAAGGTATTCGGTTTGTCGTACAAGACACTTCTTGGAAACGATGTGGATTCCAACGATTACGGCTATAAGCTTCATCTGGTATATGGAGCATTAGCGTCACCTTCTGAGAAAGGCTATTCAACCGTAAACGACAGTCCGGAAGCACTTTCACTTTCTTGGGAATTCAGCACCACTCCGGTAGAGGTTACCACGGAAGTAAATGGCAAGAAGCTCAAACCGGTAGCACTTCTGACCTTCGATTCTACGAAAGTGGATGCTACAAAGTTGGCAGCTTTGGAGAACATTCTTTATGGTAGCGATGGAGAAGACGGCACAGAAGCAAGACTTCCACTTCCGGATGAAGTAATTGAGCTTATGAAGGCAGCAGGCTAAGAAAACAGCCACAACACAATAATCACAAATGGAGTCGTATTCAGTTAGGCTGGCGACTCCTTTTTATTTGAAAGGAGAAAGTTTTATGTTAAAGAAAACCATGACTTATACAGATTACAACGGAGTTCAGCGTACGGAGGATTTCTATTTTAATTTATCCAAAGCTGAAGTTACAGAAATGGAAATGGGTACTGCCGGAGGGCTTGCAGAAATGATTAAGGCTGTTGTCGACGCAAAAGACGCACCGTCGATTATTAAGATCTTTAAGGATCTGATTCTGAAAGCTTATGGCGAGAAAAGCCCGGACGGAAAGAGACTCATTAAGTCAGAGGAATTGTCCACCGCATTCTCTCAGACAGAAGCGTACAGTGATTTGTTTATGGAGCTTGCGACGAACGCAGATGAGGCTGCTAAATTTGTAAACGGAATCATCCCGAATGCTCCGGAACAGAAAATAACAGCAGCGATTCCGACAGCAACTTCCAATTAAAAGAGAGGTAATGATAGATGCTCAGAATTACGATACCATCTGCCGAACTTTGGGATGAGGCTCGACAGGAGTTCGTCCATACAAAGCCGCAGACTTTGCAATTAGAGCATTCATTGGTCTCAATTTCAAAATGGGAAAGTAAATGGAACAAAATCTTTCTCTCAAAGGAAGAGAAAAGCATTGAAGAAACCATCGATTATATAAAGTGTATGACACTCACCCAGAATGTTGATCCTGAAGTATACAACTATTTAACGAATCAGAATATTCGAGAAGTTAATCAATACATAGAGGCTCCGATGACTGCTTCTACTGTTCCGGAAGATAGAAAACTTCCTGTCAGTAGAGAAAGGGTTTCATCGGAGCTTATTTATTATTGGATGATTTCTCTTAACATTCCGTTTGATTGTCAGAAATGGCATTTAAATCGGTTGCTTATGCTTATTCGGATTTGTAATTTCAAGAATCAGAAACCGAAGAAACGGAGCAGACGCGACCTTTATAGCCATCACGCTGCGATAAATGCAGCAAACAGAAAGAGATTCAATTCGAAAGGATGACGGATATGAGTAATAGTAGTTTGATTTCTTATACGAAACTCAGCCCAAACCATTCTGGACAGAGAACCGCATTGTGCGGTTGGTCAGCTTTCAGCAGAAAGTATCTGCGGGTGCTTTGTAAGCTCATCCAGTGGTGCAAGCTGTAATTATGGCATCGGCACAGATGGTCGTATTTCTTTATGTGTGGATGAGGATAACCGCTCTTGGTGTTCTTCTAATAAAGCAAACGATCAGAGAGCCGTCACAATCGAATGTGCAAGTGATAAAGTTCATCCATATTCAATGAATGATTCTGTTTATGATTCACTCATTAACCTTTGCGTGGATATCTGCAAGCGAAATTTCAAGACTAAACTTCTTTGGCTCGGTAATAAAGAGAAAACATTAGCTTATTCGCCGAAAGATGATGAAATGGTGTTAACTGTTCATCGCTGGTTTGCGAATAAATCGTGTCCAGGAGATTGGCTGTATTCGAGGTTGGGTGACTTAGCAAAGACAGTTAACAACAAATAATGAACAGATTATTTGGAATTTCTTTAAAGGAAAAGGTCTGAATGACTTTGCGATAGCAGGTATCATGGGTAACCTTTATGCGGAGTCTGGACTGAGATCCACAAATCTGCAAAATTTCTACGAGAAGAAGTTGGGGTACACCGACGAGAGCTACACCGCTGCTGTTGATGACGGTTCATATTCCAATTTTGTGAAAGATAGTGCCGGTTACGGCTTGGCTCAGTGGACATATTGGAGCAGGAAGCAGTCTTTGTTAGAATACGCACAGTCGGTTGGAAAATCTATTGGAGACCTTTTCATGCAGCTTGATTTCCTATGGAAAGAAATGCAGACATACAAGACCATGATTACATCGCTAAGCACAGTGACATCTGTTCTCGAAGCATCAAATATTGTTCTATTGCAGTATGAACGTCCGGCTGATCAAAGTGAAACAGTTCAGAACAAGCGGGCGAGTTATGGCAATGTTTATTACAATAAATACGCTATTGATGCATTTAAAGTAAAAGTCAATATTGATTCCCTTCGTATACGAAGAGGGCCAGGTACAAACTACGACTTTACTGGTGCATACACTGGAAAGGGAACTTTTACTATTGTTGAGGTTCAGAATGGAGTTGGTTCTGAAACTGGTTGGGGCAGACTGAAATCCGGTGCTGGATGGATTAGCCTGGATTTTGCAACAAAGTGTTAGGAGAACAACATGATAACTTTCAGACAAAAGGGTGACTTCTCTAAGCTTACCAAATTTTTGGAGAGAGCAAAGGAGTGTGTTCATCTTGGTGACCTCGACAAGTATGGTCGAGAAGGGGTGGCTGCCCTTGCGTCTGCGACGCCGGTAGATACGGGAAAGACCGCAAGTTCGTGGCGGTACGAGATCAAGCAAGGGAGAAGCTCCGTGTCAATCGGTTTTTACAACACGAACATTCAAAATGGAGTTCCAATAGCCATTATTTTACAGTACGGTCATGCGACCGGAAACGGAGGCTGGGTACAGGGGCGAGACTACATCAATCCTGCTATCCAGCCTATTTTTGACAAAATCGCAAATGAGGCATGGAGGGAGGTAACTAAGTCATGAGCACGACAATTGATGAAAAAGTTGTCGAAATGCGATTCGATAATAAGCAGTTTGAGCAGAATGTTCAGACCAGTTTATCGACGCTGGACAAATTAAAACAAAGCTTAAATCTGACCGACGCAGCGAAAGGCTTAGAAGATGTAAATACTGCTGCTTCTAAATGTGACATGTCACCGCTGACGAATGCAGTTGAAACCGTACATGTAAAATTCTCGGCATTTGAGGTCATGGCTATAACCGCCCTCACCAATATTACCAATCAGGCAATCAACGCTGGAGAGAAATTGGTATCATCATTGAGCATCGACCAAGTTACGGCTGGTTGGGAAAAATATGCTGAGAAGACAACAGCTGTTCAGACAATCATGTCAGCGACGGCTAATACATGGGAAGAGAATGCAGAAGCAATCGGCTATACCGGAACTCAGATGGAATTTGTAACCGACCAGTTGGAGAAACTTAATTGGTTCTCTGATGAAACTTCATACAGCTTTACAGACATGACAAGCAATATCGGTAAGTTTACATCTAATGGCGTGGCTTTAACTGATGCTGTACAAGCTATGCAAGGTATTTCAACATGGGCAGCTAAATCTGGACAGAGTACAAACGAAGCAAGTAGGGCAATGTACAATTTGGCACAGGCTATGTCAGTAGGAGCGGTTACACTTATCGATTGGAAATCAATCGAGAATGCAAACATGGCTACACAAGAGTTTAAACAAACAGCAATTGATACTGCTGTTGAACTAGGTACACTAACTAAGGTAGAAGAAGGACTTTGGGAGACAACATCTGGTTCAACTGTAAGTTTAACCGATTTCAACTCAGCTTTGACAGAAGATAAATGGTTTACTTCTGATGTATTGATGGCAACTCTTAATGAGTATGGTGCTGCATCTGTTAGATTAAGTGAAATATGTGATGAGTATGACACAACCGCTTCACAGTTCTTATCTGGGATGGATGATTATCAGAAAGGGACAAAGACAATTAATGATATTGCATCTGACGTTGGTATAAAGACAAGTGATTTAATACCGCTGTTTGAAGAATTAAGCGGGGAAGAATACGAATTAGGATTAGCATCATTTAAAGCAGCTCAGGAAGCGAAGACATTCTCAGAAGCAATTGATGCTACTAAGGATGCTGTATCCACAGGCTGGATGACAACTTTTGATACTATATTTGGTAATTACGAGGAAGCCAAAGTTCTTTGGACCGATTTAGCAAACGCATTATGGGATGTATTTGCTGCTTCCGGAGAAACAAGAAATGCCATTCTTGCGATTTGGAAAGATAACGGCGGAAGAGATGATCTAATTGAGGCATTCTGGAATCTTTGGGATGCCGTAGGGTCAATCACAGCACCGGTAAAAGAAGCTGCCAAAGAAATATTTTCTTTCTTTGATGATTCAGAAGAAGGAATTGAGAAAAGCGGAAATGCTCTTGCTGAATTCACAAAGAATCTTAAAGAAGTTACAGCAAAAATGAAGCTCAGCGATGAAGCGTCCCAGAATTTGAAAAACACATTTAAGGGTGTATTCGCTGTACTC